TGTAAATATTACCTCCTGACCTACAGGAAGTGTATCGTATAAAGGGTGTTGTTCTATTTGTGTTGCCATTTATTTTACTGTTGTTAAACTATTAATTATATCTTCTTTGACTGCTCCTAACATTTCTTTACCAAACTGCTTAAGACCTAACCCTAAAGGTTTTTGGAAAAAGCTAATTCCTTGTATTCCGTTTCTACCAATACTTCTAGCTAATAAGAATGTTAAAGTCTTTCTTTTCATAAATCTTCCCTTAGCATCTCTTGGTGCTATTCCTTTCTTTACAGCCCAACCATCTAAAGCTTTACTTGGTGGTTGTGAATGCCCTTTAGAATTTTTATAACTATAAGGACTTTTTATTACTTTGCTTTTGTAGTCTTTAAAGGTTCTTTTCTTTTGTGTTCCTGAAACCCCTTTGTCTACAAACTGACCATAGTAAGACATATAGAATTGTACTGTGTAATTCTCTCCTTCTTTGATAACTTTAAAGCTAATGGATTCTTCTAACTTTCCACCTTTACCTGCTTTTTGCAAGTTACCCTTAGAACGATTAACAACCTGTTTTCCAAAGCTGTTTAAATACCTTTCTATATTAGCTGTATCCATTAAACAGTAGCTACAAATATTTCTACATTTACATCTGTTGAAGCTGTTGGTCTTACCTCTAATTTTGTTATATCAGCTAAAGAACCATAAGTAGGAACTGCGTCAGCTTCTGCCAACATAACATTGTCAGCTCTTGAAATGATATGCGAGTTTCCCGCAGGTATCAACATGGAATAGTTTGAAGCAGCTCCTGCTACACCTATTTCAATATCAGCAGTAGTTGATAGATTTGATACTCTTATGTATCTTACATTCTCAGCGTCTATTGCTCCTGCACTGTCGTATACATTGCTAGAAAATGTAGCTATTGTTGTTGTTGCTGCGTTAGGACAAGTAACTACTCTTTCAAAAGTGTCTACAATGTCTGTTACAGTTAAAGTGTTTGATGAACCTCTTAACGCTCCATTGATTGTAACGCTTTCGGTGATTGTTGTTGTTAGTGTTGCCATATTAAAATTTGTAAGTTATTTTTGGTGGTAATAATTGTATTGTTAGTTTTCCTATTCTTATTTTAAACATTAGTACCCTGCTCCTTCAGAAGTTACAGGTATTGTACAAGTTGAGAAGTCGTTCTGAACTAAGACTCCAATATTAAATACCCATCCACAACATAAGTTGTCAAATCTTTCTTGAAACGGCTCTATTGTGAATTGGTCTTGTGTAAAGTATATAGGAGCGTTTATGTCGTTTGTTCCTTGTAACGATTGTTGTTCTGAGTGTCTAAGCATTCCTATAAAGTCAGTACAGATTTGCAGCACTTCGTTAAATACATCTTGCTCATTACTTAAAGTCTTATAAAGCTTAGGGAAGTTAGCTGAAGCATTGTTCTTAGCCCAATCTTCTTTTTCGCTTACCATATCCATAATAAAGATTTGAAAGTTGTAAGTAAGTTGGCTATCTCCTGTTGATACGTTTACAGGGTTTATATGAAGCAATGGGAACTTCTGCATCTTCTCTAAGTTGATGTCATAGATATCACCTACTGAAGTTGTACTGATTTGTTCGTGGTACTCACCTAATCTTAGTAAGGTGTTTACTACATTGTTGTATGTCTTATTGTTTACCATTTCTCTTTACTTTATTTTGCGAGTTTAAATCTGTTTCATAACTAAGCCAAGTTAAACATTCTAAAAGACTTAATCTTGTTATTCGTTCTAAGTTTACTATTTCTCCATTTGTCAATCTGTACATCACTCCAAACCATCCCCATTTCTCTGCAAAGCTTTCTGAAGCTATTGCATCTTCGTTTCCTTCAGCCGCTCCATCAAATACAATGGCAAAATCTCGGACAACTCCTTCCCTAAAGTGTAAAAAAAAACCAATGCACTTTGCACTTGCTGAGCTGACATCTGTTTCATTTCTTCCGTCCTGAGCCGAATATCGCCATCATAAGCATCAATAATATATATATCATTCTTCTTGTCTTTTACAGGTCTATACAGAACAGCCATTAATTCAGGCAGGTTCTTTTCTATTCCGTTCTTTATGAATTGCTCAATGTCTGCGTATTCTCCTAAACTTATAGAATCTAAATCAGGATGAAATCCGTACTCTATTCCGTTTATCTCTATTATCCTTTTAAGCTTTGTGTCTTGCTCTTGTTGTAGCTCTGCTATCCTACTCATTATAACAGCTACATCTGACAATGCTAACTCCTTTACTAACTGCTTAGGAATGTTAGACAATGCTGCTATTGTTTCAGTAGCTTCTTCAGTCTTTGTACCTGTTTCAAAGTCAATCAGTTGCAACCACTTCTCAAGCGTTACATCTTCCCAACTATTAATTAGCTTGAACTCTTTTACTTTACCCTTCTTTTTGATTTTGATTTCCATACAATATATAATAGAAAAAGTTAGAATTTAGTTTACTGTACGTAATACTTTCCAAAGTTACTATCTATCTCGTAATACATACGCATAGCTAAAGCGTCAGAATAATCAGGTGAACGACCTAAAATAGCTTTGACTGTGTCTTTAGGAATAATTTGTAGTTTGTTATCTTTATCAGCGTCCTTAGTTCTTACTTGCTCCAATTCTTCCGTTATGTAATTCTTAATATTTACATCTGAACAACTTACTCCGATTTGTCCTTTGTTTATTTGGTCTGCTAATTTGTAATAACATTGCGTCTTTAGGTTCTGATAGTTCTCACCTTTTAAAGCTCTTGCGTTATTGGTAAATCCTTGACATCTTAAGTAATCTTTTACACCTCCACCAACTCCGTCCTCATCAACTATAATATTTCTAAGATTAACTGAGTTCTCTTGTTGTAGTTTCTTAATTTCGTCCACAACCTCATTTACAGCCGATTTAAGCAATGTTCTTATGTATTTAATATGTAGCCCTTGCCAAAGCATTATTACCGTCTTATCGCTTCCAAATCGTGCTACATCACAAGTTATGTACTTTTCTCCTTCTATTCCTTTTTGGCTAAACATACTCATTATAGAGTTATAATCTATTAGACTATCAGCTGTTGCGTCATATTCCCAATTTCCAAACAGAAGTCTTTGCTTACTTAGTTCATCTAATTGTGATAGCTGTGTTTCATAGTGTTTAGATATATAGGTGTTATCTATAACTAAAGATTGGATAAACTTTCTGTAGTGCTTTATTGTCTTTTCCTGTGCAGGTCTGTAATACTCTGAGTACACCCAATTCTTAGCAGGGTTACAAGTCATCAGTAGCTTAGGTATTAAACCGTTCTCATCAAGCTTATATCTAAGCCGTGAAGCTACTACATTCTTAGCCTTTTCAGTTATCTGATTTGCTTCATCAATAAAAGCTCCTGTTATTTCTAATGAACCTAAGCTATCAAAGTTTCTGTCTGATGGATATAAGAACAAGTCTTTTAGTATTATCTCAGAACCATTATAAAAAGTTATTACATTACTTGAACCATTAAAGGTATAGTCTTTAGTAGCTTTAAGATTCCAAGCAGTACATACTTCAAAGAATGTATTTAATGTAGTCTTTTTTAATGCGTCTAATTTAGACCTTCCCATTAAATACCTAGTCTTAGGATATTGAAGACACATTAAGATTAAATAACTTACACCAACCCAAGACTTACCTCCACCTGCTGCACCTCCAAACAACACTTCTTTAGTGCTATCGTCAAATAGATATTTTAAGCACTCCTTTTGCTTAGGTGTAAATTCAGGACTAATCTCCAAGATTTATATTAATTTTGATTCTTTCATCTCCTGAAGTTAGGTCTATCTCTTGCTTCTCATTATAACCACGCTTACGCCCTCTTGTTCTTAGAAAGAATGTAGTAGCTGTTGTATTCCCTTCTTTTATTTGTTTCTTTAAACTTGTTTCAGCAAAGTCAATAAACTTACTGTCAATTTCATCAACTGCTTTCTTATATTCTTCATCACTTTGCAACCAAGCATAGTGTCTACTTCTTGTTATATCTGCTTTCTCACAAGCTTCTGTTACTATTCCTAATGATACTTCTAGTGCAGCTAGTAGTTTCTTTTTACCCTCCTGTGTCCTCTTTTGTTCTGTTTCCATACTATATAATAGAAATTATTCGTATTCATTTGGAAGCATAATCCTTATACCTAAGTCAGTTAATGCCCATACTCTTATTTGTTCTGTATATACTTCAAACGCTTTTGTGTTTAAAGCTGTTGTACTTCCTATTTTATTTATTGCTATTTGGTTATCATTAATACTTATCATTTCATATTCTGATAAGAACTTAGCTCTTAGTACATCGTGCATTTCATTAGGAAAATATCCTA